GGATAGAGCTGTTTGTATACATTGCATTAATATCGTTATCAGCAGTACCAACACGAAGTTGAGTTTCTAATATACGAGTAGCCACGAATTGTAATGCTGGTGGAATAACCAACTTACGTGGTTTAGCTGCAATTAATAGACCTCTTTCATCAGTCCATGCTGCGATTTGAATCACTGCATTTTCTAATGATGTTTCACTGAGGTCAGCTGGTGTATCTTGTGTATTACTATTAGTGCCACCTGAAACTAACGGGTGTGCATCACTGAATAGAGGTACACCGTCACCACCTGTATAGGCTGCATTAAAACCGTTATTAACAACATTAGCTGCTCTAACTTGTTTTGTGTTAGCCATTGAACGTGCAAGAGCTTTAGTATAACGAGCTGATAATGAATCATATAGATTATCTTCAACCGCTTCTTCAGTTAGACTGAAACCTAAAGCAATTGTTACGTGGTTGTAACGTGATGTAAACGCTTCTTGTGCATTATCATATGCAATAGCTGCGCCTTCGTTTTTGACTGGTGCGTTAGCAAAGCCAGACAGTTTTGTTTCTTCCTCGAAAGAACGGTCAGAAGATTCAGTTTCGTAAATCTCTTTATGTTCTTCACCATAACGGTCATATTCTAAACCGAATAATGCGTTAAGACCTGGAAGTAGCTCCTTAAGGAGCTGTGCTCTTGAAATAGCCATTTCTTATCTCCTTAATTAAATTCCAGTTGGGTTGTCATATGAGTGAATACCTGCATTGAACTTAATCAATACGTCAGTAAATTCATCACCCACAGTTGAAGTAGGACTATCAACAAAGTCAACAATTCTAAATGGTAATGTATCTGTTGCAGCTGTAGTAGATTCTACTGCTGAAGTTGAGTTACCGTTAATTAAAACGCCTGTTGATGTTGATTGAGGTGCAGCGAAGTCAGTGTTCTGACCTAAGTCAGCCTGAGTTACTGAACCGTCCGCTTGTGCCATATAAATTACATCTGGATCGTCGATAACGTATGCTTTCGCATCAGCAGCGACTGTGCCTGTAGGCCACATGTTATTGAATGTTAGTTGTTGTGTAGATGGGTCTGTGTAAGTACAACCTACAAAAACACCAACAACACCTTCACCAAAAGTGGTGACTAACTCAATAGTACCGCCTGCAGCTATTTGAACAACTTGTCCGTTAAATAGATTCGACGCATATCCAGAAGCAATCGGCAATAGGCGAGTAGACCCCGCATAGGGTGTACCACCTACATGGTTTACGGCTTTAAGACCGTAAGGTGTAGCTGTTTTAGCCATGATTGTTTCTCCTAAGTTTTATTTCCCCTTTCCAAATCGACGGCCATTTTCATTACCTTCAGCAAACTTAGGCATACGCGGGTCACTTTGATTCATATATTGTGAATCTACAGCTTCCGTTTGATTCCTTGTTTTTTCAGCTATATAAGCCTTCCTTTGGTCCATCAACTCTTGAGGAGCTTTACATAATAATAAACCACCAACTTCAACGCCTTCTTTATACTGGCTGTTGGGGTCTGCTTTTAAAATGATTTCTGGGTGATCCGCATGCTTTACCGGTTCCCAGCCTTCACGCATTTTTGAAGATGCATTCATGTTATCAGGTTCATTTAACAGAGAAACTCGAATCCACCTATATGCCCACCCAGCTGATTTATTAAACTCTGGTAAGAGTTTAGCGGGTAACCATGTTTGTGGTGTTTCTTCTCTTGTTTCTACATCTCTTGCTGTTCTTTTTACCTTATCCATTTGCGTTCTCCAATTTAATCATCTCTCTTGCGTATTGTTCCGGTGTAAGTTTCAGTTTTTTAGCAAAAGCTACCTGAGTCTTACTTAATCGTACTTTCTTTGGCGCGGTACTTCGCGTTGCCGGCGCAACCACATTAGATGGTTTTTTGCGTTGGGCGGGTTTATCCGATTCCAACGATTCTTCCCCAAAATTTTCAGGGAACCGTTTTTGCATCGTCTCATCAATCCGACGATAGTATTCGTCACTTGTAGGACTTAACCCACTCCTGACTAATTTTTCATGTACACCTAAAGCTAATGAAGTCATTTCTTCATCTTTACCAAACCAAGTGTTTTTTTCTTGCCATGCTTGTGCTTTTGCATCTGGTTTAGAAACAGTAGGT